GCCAGGCGCCAATGCGATCTGCCCATCCACGGTTTGGCTATCGCCATTTTTGATCGTGACAACGTATAAAGGCACATAGCCGGCCGGCGTTGCCGGCGTCACTTGGGTACCTGTAAGCGCCGGGGTTCCGGCTATTATCTGAAGCTGAACCGTATCCTGTCGTGTCGTGACCTGCGCGGTTGAATTGTTCGCCGGGCCACTGAATGGCTGCGACGGGAGCGCGGCATTGTAGTAAGGCAATACCGTTTGATTGATATCCTGCTCAATGAATGCGGCGGACACCAGATAATTTGTCGAGTAGCCCGCAGATACGGGCGCTGCATTTGTAAGCCCAAGGTCCACACCGACCGCGAGAATGCCAGTCTTTAGAACATTGGTTGCGGTATCCGTTCCTAACACTCCGTAAGCGCTCGGATCGGTCTCCTGATAGGAAAACAGAAATCCACGTCCAACATTTACGGCGAACGCCGAACCAGGCACCGCCGTATTTGGAACAGCCGTCACCGTCAGCCCAGCGACCTGGGTGCTTTGTCCGAGAATGGACTCGGCAACCGCACCGACGCCAACCATAGCGTATTTGCCGACAGATAAGAAATCTTCCACGCGCGGCAAAGCGCCGGCATAGCTTATTACGCGATCGGTCATTCAAAACTCCGTTAGGTAATTTGGGTCCAGGCGATATATCCCACAGGCATCCATGCAGCGATTTGCTGATAAATAATGGCATCTGTAATTGAACCCGGTACCGACTGAGGATCTACAAAAGCGAGCGATCCACCGCCGGCAACTGGCATGCTCTGTGTTGAAAATCCGTAACCGCCGCCTATCGCCGGTGCATCCAACGCCGATATGCCGCCCTGATTCGCGAAGACATAATACCCAGTCAAAGGCGCTTCAACAGTAACGAAAACCTGGCAGGGCAGCGCCATCGAACCCCATAACCCGGCCCCGCTCTCACCCTCATCATCGTAGAACGCAAATACCCCGCCACCAGCGACCGGATCACTCTGCGTGGCCCACCCGCCGGTCTGCGCCACATTATTGGGCTGAAATATGCCGGGGGTATTACCGGTGAGTTGCTCCAGCATCGACATCATGCCGTTATAGGTACCGCGAGGCGCAGTAAGGTTGTATTGAATCCGCATCGCATAAGCCGCATCGGATTCATATTCCAGCCGGGGCAGTCCGCTGCCAAAAAAATCTTGCGCTGCCAGGTCAAGAAATGCGCCGGTCGCCGATGCAATCCGCTGCTGCGCCTTTGCAAACACCGTCATTCCGTAGATCAATGAGAACGTAAGCGCCGGCGCCTGCAATACCGCGAACAACCGCGGCGCCACCGCTGGGAACCAACCGCCCGGCAAAAGCCGCAACAGACGCCCCATGAAATCCGCTTGGTCGTAAACCGGCAGAATGGCTGTTGTTAGAACGCCATTGTTATTCAGAACCTTGAAATCAACGGTCTGCCCGCTCGGCAGCGTTGCAATGGTACTCGATACGATGCTGGCCATCAGCTCACCGTCACTGTACCTGGGCGCACCACCGTTCCTGGTGATCCACCAATATCCGCCGTCCCGCCGTTGAGTGTGGCGCTTGCAACGTTGGTCACGTTTGCCGACGCGTCATATGCAATTTTGAAAATAGCGCTATAAGGTAGCGGTGCCGCGGCGCTCGATGTGCTAACCGGAAGTGCCGAAATATAAGCGGTGATTGCTGCTGCCACCAGCGGCAATGCCGCCGCCTTCTCTACCAAGGTGGCGCAAGTAATCGTCAACGCGATATTGGCGGTAATCACAGGTGCCTGCATAACCGTGCAGGTCGCGCCAAGCGCCAGCACCGAAGGCCCGGTTGCCGCGGTTGCAACGGCCGTTAGCGTGCTGCTTGGCGTCGCCCCGCTGCCGTCATCTACTGCAATCACTCCGTAGCCGGGCGCAAATGCACCACCTACGGTCTGCACACCCGACAGCACCGCGCATGTCAGGTTTTGCGCCACGCCAAGAACGGCGGACTCCAGCGCAACAGGTGTGGCTTTGGCTAGCGATGTTAGAAACAGGCCGAACCGCGCCTTGAATGCGGTATCACTCTCCGCATTCATCCCATTGGTAAAGGCCGCGGCATTCGTCACCGTATCGACATATGGGATATTGCTGGTCACCAGCCCGAGCGCACCTGCAATAATATTGCCGGCCACCCCAGCCACCGTATTCTGCACCGTCGCGTTAATGCTGGCGACACCGGCCGGGATGATGTAGGCGTAAGCGGTCGCGGAATACGCTGCCTGTGTGGTATCCGCCACCAGCACGAAACTCTGCGTGCCATCGGTGGTTTTTATCGTTGAGCCAACTTGTATCACCGCCTGCTGGGCAGCACTGTAGCGCGCAAATGCCACCTGCCCTGACGCCGCCGCGCCGGCTATGCGAGTAAAGCCGCAATCACTACCCGAACATGTCGCCAAGCGGGCGGCACTCAGCACCTGAGTCGTCAACCATTGCAGCCACAAATAGGTTCCGGCGCAAGCATTCACAAAGGCTAGCATGGCGGATCCCGGAGTCATCGAAATCGTAAATCCGCCGGTCGCAGCCGCGCCTTGAATTGCCGCAGACATATTTGCGACGATTTGGCTCTTTGTCTGTAACGAAAGCTGCATATCAGTTCCCCAACGGCAACGTTAAAATTTGACTTTGCCCAGTCGTGGCATCGGTGTAGGTGATCGTAACCGTAATTACCGTTCCGCTCTGCGTTGCTGTCACCGTTGGATTGGGCAATTGCGCGACGCTCGCCTCCTGAAAGATTTGCGAGAGGATCGCATTGGTTATCGCCGACAGATTTATGGGTTGTCCCACGAACTGCCCGAGCCCGGCGCCATATGCCAGATTCCAGATGTCTGCACCCGCCGCCGTCAGTAACCGCTTGATCACATGCTGCTGCGTCTCATCCGCAATATACAAGAAATCCCCGCCGGCGCTGAGGTCTATGTCAGCACCGTAGAAATGCGAAATATCGCCCATCTCCTATCCTTGCGGCTCGCCGGTCTGCGTCGGCGGATTTCCACCCGGAACATAGGGGTGGGTGTGCGGTGTGAATGCAATCCCGGCAGTCGTTGTTTCGACCGTGACGTTCAGTGAGCCAGTGATGTTCACCGTTGCATCTCCCCCATTCGGCGCCGCGATATTTAGCGTCGGCGTGACCATCGAAATTGCACCTCCGGCCTGCAAATACAGCAGCGAGCCAGTCTCGTTTTGAATCATAATTTCTCCCGGCTCAGCACCGGTCGGCGCTGGGTCTACGTCGGAGAAGTAGAAACCGGTAACCACCCAATTCTGCGCATCTCCGACCTCCGGCTGAATGAACGCCTGAGCGCCAATCATCGGCGGCATCAGAACTCGCCAGCCATTGCCCAGATATCCGGCAGCGCTTGATAACACTGGGATCCATCCCGTCTCAGGTGGTGCCCCATCGGCGGGATTCCATGGCATGATCTGTACCTTTGCCATCGGTGGTGTTGCCTGCCAGCTGCTGACAATACCGGATCGATTTGCCGCCGAAAGCGACGCGATCGCGGCAATTTACCGGCGCTGCGCATCTGTAAAGCTCATCGCGCACTCCCCAATAACTGCCCAGAATCACCATCGTAAGTCTCCAGAGGCGATGAGAATTTCGCGTCCACGACAGTCGTGGCACCACATTCCGTCGCCACCTCATAGGTGATTGTAAGTGGATAATACGTCATGTCGTAATCTGTCCCGGTTCCGGAAACCGACATCAGCGTCTGCGGATTCATCAGCGCCAGCGACGGAATAGTCACCCTTACATATCGTTCATGCGCGGAGATGTCCAAAGCAAGTTGTTGCGCCTTCGCCAGACACTGCGCCTGGCTCAAGTTAGGGATCTCGTATAAATAGGTTGAGGCCTTCAGTCCGCGATCAATGCTTTCGTCCTTTGTCTTGGTTCGCACCGTGGCCGTAATCGTCGTCTTTTGTCGGCTGCTCCATGAGTTAACCGTTACGATTACATCACGGGCATAAGTCATATGCCGCTCAAATACCAGGCCGGTCACGCCCGCAACCAGCAGACCGTTGGCGTTGCGCGTTAATTCCACCGGAAAAATTGGCGGCTTGGCGCCTGGAGGATTGAAATAGAGTGTCGATCCGAAGACATAGGGAATAATGCCCTCCGCCTGACCCAGCCGGGAAAGCATATCCCACTCATTGCTCGCCTGCGAGAAGTCCCCACTACTGGTCTCATCATGGTCAATATCGTAGATGCGGCCGACAATGGTGGTTGTCGGTGTAATTTGGGCCTGCAACCCATGCTCGGCGGCGAGTTGCTCCGCAATCTCGCTCGCCGTAAGGTTCCTGTAAGTCGAAGCGATCCTGGTGTCGATCATGCTGGCAGCGAGGTCACGGCCCGCCACGTCGATCGTGTTTGCGATGGCGTCATATATATGACTGTCCGCATTGCCGGTGATTATCGGGAAGAATGTACTTCCGTCAACCGACAATTCAATCGTTACCAGAATCGTCTTATTTGCCGTTGCGGCCCACCATGATGCAGGAAAACTATCGTTCGGCACAAAGCCCTTAGTCAGGCAGAAACTGGCTATTTGGTAAGCATTCGCTTGCGTGATCCTTACCCTGCTGACGCCCTCTAATACGCTGCCATTTACCGTCACCAGAAATCTGGGATAATTCACCATGCTTTGGCTCATCTTCGGCAGCCAATTTCCTGCCTCGCGAGATATGCGTAGAGCAAGGCTATCTCATCGAGGCTCATGGCGATGGTCTCCTCAGGCGGAATCATCCGTTGCGCAAAATAGACCATAGCCGCGGCGCGGATCTCGGCCTCACGTTCCCGAGTCAAAGCGTTGGAATCCCGTCCGTCGAGCTGGTCTCAACATCCGGAATCACCAGAATAACCGGCGGACCTGAAATGACCGGATCGGACAGACCATTCTGCACCATGATCCGGTAAAACTCCGTTGCATCACCGAGGTATTGCGCCGCAAGACTGAAGCAGTCAGTCCCCGTCACCGTCACTTCGATGGTCACGCGCTTGCCCTGGCAAGATTTTGTTGCGCTCGGAGAACGTACCCTTGCGCGGCGCTGAGATTTGCCGCGTCACCGCACGCCGCCAACGCGTTGCTCACATCGCTGGAAAACCCGAACGTGTCGAGACCCGTGGTTGCAGCCTGTGTCAAAGACTGCAGCGATACGCCCAGTGGCGCCAGCGTAGCGTCGGCTGTACCGGACGCCATTTGTAGAGCCGACGCGGCAGTGTTCACGGCGCCCACCGCGGCTGCATATGCTGCACTCCCTACGGTGGTAGCATTCGTGGCCGAGGCGGCGATCCCGGCGTTCGCAACGGTTGATCCCACGATGCTTTGGCTAACCGCCCCAAGCGCTGCCACCGGGTTGCCATCCTGCAGGTCCGCAGTTACCTGCAAGGCCATGCTTACCGCGGTTGTGCCAGTTACAAGTGTGTTGTCGGCAATGACAGTGCAGCAAATCCTGTACGGCATTGGCGTGTGCCTGATCTGACAGGAAAACCTGCAAACCACCACTTGATAAGAAAACACATCCCACGCCAGTGTCACCGCCTGACCGGAACGCCGAATTTTATCGAGGGTTTGTGCAATCTCGGTAGCAAATTGGCCGTCCAGATAGCCAGCCCATCCAATATCATCGTCGTCCTGCGCCATCACGTCGATGATCCGCGCGCCGCCGGGTAATTTTTGTACCGACATCAACTGTTCGCCGCCGATCGGCATCGAGATAGGCAGACTCATCCCGCTGAATTGCACCGGTCCAAGCGTCACCGTGCCATATCCCGCAAACAATTGGCCTGCAGCCGTAATCGCGGAAAGGACATCCGAATTCAAGGTCATGGCAAATTCCTTTGTCCCGGTATCGGCGGACTACGCGTGCTGGTCCCGGGCGTTGGCACCAAAGGCATAAGTGTCCCAGTCATCGAACTGATCGCAACCGTGTAGATCGGATCATTCCGATGCCCGGTCGGCCCGCTCTTTCCGCCGGCTGGCGCAACCCTCTCGTCCGGCATGCGCGAATCATCCTTCTGACGATGATTGGCAAGGCCGGCTGCAACCAACTTGTTCAGCATATCCAGCGAGTGGCTTGGCCGGGTTTCGATCTCGTTCGCGGCAGCCTGCCGGTCATCTGCGGTGTCCGCGAAACTAGGTTTCGGCAATATCCGTTCTGCATCCCGTAACATTTCCCACATCCCAGACAAATCCGGCATAAGCTTCACGCTCGGCGTTTCATCGCCGTCTGAAGAGGGCGCCGGCATCACGGTCCCCCCGCCAGTGATGCCGACGCCAACAAGCTGTGGTCTGTCGGCTGCGCGTCGCGAGATATCGTGCACAGCGAAATCTTGTATCCCGTCGCCGGAAAGCCCTTCGCGGATGAACGGATAAAATTCACCTTCGGGGCCTTTGAAATCCGTTAGGTCTGTGGGGAATTTCTCATTCTCAATCGAATCATGGAGTGCATCGGCTTCACCTTTCGACGATGCTTGCTCAATCCCGTAGCCGGACCCGAACAATCGCTCATCATTTTGCTCAAGCATCGCCCCATGTTCGTCTCCCGCTTCGTCCCACCGTGTTAGACCGCTGCCGGTTAGCGCCCCCGAGACGCTTGCATCGCCGGATTCAATTCCTTCGCCTAAGTCCGCAATGCTGTTTGCATATAAATCATCAACCTTCGCCAATGGGTTGCCACCAACGCGGTCATTGGAATTGCTTTCATTTGAGAAGTCTAAACTTTTGGCCTGCCGCAAGATCGAATCAAGTTGCGGATTGCATTGCCCGAAATCGTAAGTCTGATCCAAGCCGTCGAGCCCGGCGGCATCCTCCTTAAGCTTCACTGCGGCATCCGGCACCGACGGGTCGCCATGGTCGAGGTCAGTTGGCGCGATCTTCCCTACGGCTGCACCCGCCATCACGGAGCCAGCCAACTGTTCTGCCAAGATCGCCGACCTGGAATCCCACAAAGCGCTCTGCTCGGGATTTTTGGGGAGGGGCATCGTGTCGTTCGATGCGGCCTCCGTGCTAGAATCTCCGCTTACGCCCCCTCCAACGTGCATCTTGCCCGCCGCTTCGGCCGCATCGCCCAATGCGCCAATCAACTCAGAAACATCGTCAGTGGCATCGGGAACCATATGTGGAAGCTTACCGCTCAATGCGACAACATCATCCATCATGCTCTCAACCGCGGGGAGCGCGACATCGGTACCGCCAAATAATCCGGTTGGCTCCTCCTCAGGAAGAACGCGGGCGCCGACGTCATAACCAATCATGCCCCAAAAACTCCCGCATTTACCGCCGAGGAACAGCACCGCCATCGCGCACTGGCAATTTCCGTCACTTTCCGCTTAGCGCCGCAACAATATTCGCCACAATTTCACGGTGGCGCCGCATTTCGATTCGTTTGATTGCCAAAACGGTAGCCGAGCGCCACACATCGGACATGGCGAGCGCAGCTTCGACATTGGCAGCCGCGCCGTTCATTACCAGTAGGACCGCGTCCTCAAAAAACGCCCGGCTGCTCAGTTTTTTGCTGCCGTCTCCAAAACTTCGGCTCTGGAGTCTACAGCGTCCAGTGCCTCATTCATCTTGGCGGTTGCCGCGGTAAACCCCGCCATCCCGAGCTCGGTGACCAGCGCTATCAAATCAGCTTGGCATTCTGGAAAGGCAACAGCTCTGTCACCGATTTTTCTTACCGAGGCCGCAATCGTCGCCGGCCCGATCCAGCCGCGCACATCATTGAACTCGCGGGCGAATTCGTATATTTTCAGAAGCTCGTAGGGTGACAGTGTTTTGAATTCGATCTCGACCGGCTCCGATTTCACCCTCCCGCTCGCGGCACGGATATCCGCAATGTCGTTTTCGTTCAAATCCTTTAACAGCGCCTCAATATGTTTCTTATGGGTCGGAAAAGGTCGCGGAATCCCGTTAATGCTTCGAATGGACGCCGCCACCAGGGCCATTGAGCACCAGCCACGATTGCCGCTAAGCTCGCGCGTACCCTCCGCCAGGCGCATGGATTCCACCGGCGTGACGGCCTCAATGCCAAGAACCCGTCCGTCCTTCAGCGTAATCTCG